ATGTCTGAAGTAAAAAATATATTATTTGCCAGTGTATTGTCTATTCCAATTTTAGATAAACAAAAGGCCACTAATGAAATATTATCATTAGACAAGTCCTTTTCTTTTTGGGATAATTACAGATATACACAAATGTTTCCACTTATGACTAAAAGCGGATATATAGGAGTTGATGAAACATCTAATGAAAAAAATGGCGGATTTACGTGGACCGAAGTAGCAGGACAAACTCCTACTATAGTAGATTGGTGTAATAATTTTGTATTTCCTTGGATAGGAATGAAAACTAGAGTCATGGCGTTGGTTACACAACCCGGAGAAGCTAATCATGAACATTTTGATTGTAATGCAAATGAGTTAGATACATTGCAACATAAATTTAGAATTGTTCTTCAGGGAAAAACAGATACTCTGTACTGGCTTACTAATAAGGGTCGAGTCAATGCACCTAACATAGAACACGCATTTATTATGAATGGCGGATGGCCTCATGGTATGGTTAATACCGATAACAAGCCTAAAGTAACCATAGCATTAGGAGCGCCCTGGTGTGGTAAAGATGATTACGGTGTTGACATAGAGATTTTACAGAAAAAAGATAAATTCAAGATGCCTAAAAAAATCCATCATTTGTGGAAAAATTAAATTAGAAAACAATTTCGGAGTGTGGCGCAGTCTGGTAGCGCACCTGGTTTGGGACCAGGGGGTCCAAGGTTCGAATCCTTGTACTCCGACCATTTAAGGAAACAATATGCCAATGTATGAAGCTACTGTGAGAACGCCACAAGGTGAAGAAAAGAAAAGAATCTATGCGGATACTCCGCAAGAGGCTAAAAAACTTTTTGAACAACTGTACGGCGGACCACGAGCAGTGCCATATATTCCGCATATAGTAGCAAGTTAATTATCGCGGGGTAGGGGAGTCTAGTCGTCCCCGCCAGTCTCATAAGCTGGAGATCGTAGGTGCGAATCCTGCCCCCGCTACCATTTTTTTAAACGTAAAGGTATATATGGCTATTAAACAACTAAGTCGCGGTACAACAATTGACACTGAAACATGTGTGGAAATGATTGGAGGCAATCGATTTGATCTAGTATTGATCGCGGCTGTTAGAGCTAGAGAACTAGCACGACAACATCGTCATGCTGAAAACAAAGGTCAGTTGAACGCACCTGTTGCCGCTTTACTTGATATTCAAGAAGGTAGAGTCGGTCGAGAATATCTCAAACGAATTCGTTAATTAAATGCACCGGTGGCAGAGAGGCCCAATGCAACGGATTGCAAATCCGTAAAACCGTCAGTTCAAATCTGACTCGGTGCTCCAATATCAAATTATAAATATTTTTAATGCGGCTGTAGCTCAGTTGGTAGAGTACTTGCTTGCCAAGCAAGACGTCACGAGTTCGAACCTCGTTAGCCGCTCCAAATAAAGTTTATTTCCGAGTTCGATTCTCGGTACCCGCTCCACGTTGTTCTAGGCGAGCTTCCAGTTCTTGCCTAACTATAAAATCTGTACTAGCAATTTTGGCTAACCACCCAGTTAATAACCCTCGTTGATAAATGAGGGTTATCTCTTTTGTATCAAACTGATAACTGTCCAAAAGTAGATTAATTTCGTCAATCATCTGCTGTTGATGGGTTTTTGGCTTCATAATATATATTTATAGGTTGACAAACTGGTAAAACCATGCTATAATATATACATAGCAAGGAGCAATATAATGGAATTTCTAGTTGAAACTCGTAGCGTAAAGAAACGTAAATTCATAGAGGCAATTTTGCCCTCTATGATCAAACAACTTAAATTGGAAAACAGCAAAAAAGTTTTGTTGATTCGAGTTGCTAATGAGTGCGATGGTCAAGGAATGACCATGCCATTACATGGATTAGATGCCTATGTTATAGTTGTTAAGCCAGGTTGGTTTGCCGACATGGGTGTAACACTTGCACACGAAATGGTCCATGTTCGACAAATGGCCAAAGGTATTCTTAAAGTTGAAAATGGTGTTAATTACTGGCGTGGTAAGAAATACAGTAAGAAGACTAAGTATTTGGACATGCCTTGGGAACAAGATGCGTTTTCAAAGCAGGAACTTATTTTTAGGAGGGCCGTAGAATAATGGAAATCTCAAGAGCAGAACAAAGTGTTATAAAATATAATTTAGAACAATATCGGTTGGATCAGGCTCGTTTGGAAAAACAGCGAGAACAAGATTACGCCAAAAAAATTGAAGAACGCAGACTTGATCAGGTCATTGCGGAACGTGTAAGTAGAAACCTTCGTTTAGATTTAGACAAAGGTCGTCACATTGATTTAGAATGTTAGGAGGCATTATGCCATGGATTGAAAATGTAAGTCTAGGAGATATTCCTAGGGGGCGGCATCACAATGCCGGAGAGAACTCTATGTTGATTCAAATTGTTGATCCATCGATGGAGTTCCCTGCACCTATGCACCAGTTCAAAGAGACCCATCAGTTTGAGTTTCTTGACCTCGAACAAGGTGATGAATTTGGCGAGGAATTCAAAGTTACCGATGTACAGGCAGAACAACTTGTTCAGCTATTGCAACATGCTCTGGACAAGAGAATGAACGTAGTTGTGCATTGTGTTGCAGGTGTATGCCGTAGTGGAGCAGTATGCGAAGTTGGTGTTATGATGGGGTTTGATGACACAGAGGTGTTCCGTAGCCCTAACCTATTAGTTAAACACAAGATGATGCGAGTATTAGGTTGGACTTATGATGGACAAGAATCTCACTCTATCAACGGCGTGCCAGTTCCCGAAGATTGGACAAACAACAACGAAAAGGTGTTTACGCTGGCCCATGCAAGGCGTGAACGTAGATTAAAAGAAGATGAAATTTAATGTATAAAGTTTTAAGTAAAAATAATTTAACTTTAAATGCATGTACGACCCTAGATGAAGCACTGTCGTTTGCTAAAACAGTCGGTACCTTTGTAACCATCAAAGGCAGCGACTTTGAAGTATGCGGAATATTCGGAGTCGACGAAGTAAAAGACCCCAACTATAACGGTTGGATTTTAAGAAAGAAAGGAGGGCAAGATGCCTAGTGTATTTTTAGTTAGCGACACGCACTTTGGACATACCGGCGTCTGCCGCTTTACACGCAACGATGGTGTTACAAAGTTACGTCCGTGGGACTCTGCTGAGGAAATGGACGAAGCTATGGTCAAGGCGTGGAACGAAAGAGTCAAACCCACTGACAAGGTCTACCATTTAGGTGACGTTGTTATTAACCGTAAGGCATTGAGAATCTTACATCGTTTAAACGGCGACAAGGTATTAATCCGCGGTAATCACGACATCTTCCGTGATGACGATTATAGGACTTACTTCCGTGAATTACGTGCTTATCACGTTATGAACGGAATGATCTTAAGTCATATTCCGTTACACAGTGACTCAATGGGACGCTTTGGCGTTAACATTCACGGACACACTCACGCAAATCGTGTGAAAAAGGCCCGTGGTGTTGATGCTAAGACCGGAGAAGTTTTATACAGTGATGAGAACGATGTTAGATACCACTGCGTTTGCGTAGAACAAACTCCAGACTTTGCTCCTATACTTTTTGAAGACGTGTTAAAGCGTATTGAAGAAGAAGGTGGTAGTGTGGGTTTTAAGAACGGCAATGGGCCGTCAATGTAATATGACTTACATTACTAACAAGTTTAACTCCATCCGACTGCCCGTTGAACCGGGTATGTTGGAATGGTTATTAGAAACTTATCCTAATTCAGGATATCATATTGTAGAGGTAATATAATATGCCAAAGTGTTATCAATTGATTGGAGTGCCTGGGTCCGGCAAATCTACTTGGGTAGATAAGCAGGCCTGGGCTTTCTCTTGTGCAAAAGTTAGTACAGACAAGTGGGTTGAAATCTACGCAAAGGAAGTAGGTCGTACTTACTCGGAGGTGTTTGCAGATTTCATGCCCACTGCTGTGGATCTAATGGCTAAAGAAGTTGTTGTGGCACGAGAAATTGGTCGTGATATCATTTGGGATCAAACTAGTACTACTATTAAAAGTCGTGCTCGCAAGTTTAATATGCTTCCAGACTATGAGCATATTGCAGTAGTGTTTAGGACTCCTGAGCATAAAGAACTTATGCGTCGATTAATGAACCGTCCGGGTAAAGAAATTCCAGATCATGTTATTGCTAGTATGATTGCTAGTTGGGACGAACCTGAATTAGAAGAAGGCTTTAAAGAAATACAATATATAACCGGTCCTTAGTTCAATGGATAGAATGCTTGGCTTCGAACCAAGCGGTGTGGGTTCGATTCCTGCAGGACCGGCCAAGGAAAAATATGAAAGATAAATTTATAAAATTATACATGGATTGGGCAAGCCGTACTGCTCAGTTAAGTCACGGTCGAAGATTACAAGTCGGTGCAGTTATTGTCAAAGACGATACTGTTATTAGCTATGGCTATAACGGTATGCCTGCAGGTTGGGATAACGATTGTGAAAATGTAGAATGGTGTAGTGCAGGTGGATGGTTAAGTCCTGAAGAGATAGAAGAAGGCTGGCCCTACGAAGGCACATACCTAGACGCAGATGGTAACGAAATGCGGGGTCGTTATCGGTTAAAAACAAAGCCTGAGGTGCTTCATGCTGAATCAAACGCCATTGCAAAACTTGCAAAATCAACCAACAGTGGATTAGGAGCAACTTTATTCGTTACTCATAGTCCCTGTATCGAATGTGCTAAACTTATCTACCAATCTGGGATTAACAGCGTTTATTATAATGAAAATTATAGAGACGACTCAGGTGTTAAGTTTTTAGAAAAATCAGGTGTCAAGG